ATTGTGCAGGTTGAGCCGGTCGAATACCTTGCGGTTGTTGTACTGACCACCCAGTATGGTCAGCTCCAGTGCCAAGTAAGAGCCGTGCCCGTCCTTGGTGGCTTTTACTTCGGAACCGGTGATCTGTGCTGGGTACCAGCCAGCTGGCAGCGGTTGAAATGCTTCCTGTGGTGCAACGGTATTTGCGTCAAAGTTTATTAAAGCCATGTTAAATGTCTCCTCGAATCTTGTTGAATATATGGGTTAAGTCGGGTTGCTCGATTGCATCAAGCGCACCGCTTCGGTCTTTTGCTTCGTACTGCATATCCGGTTGGGTTTGCAGAAAGCGGTACTCTACGCCTTCTTTTGTCTTGCCTATGCCCAGCCTGAATACTTCGTCGAACAGGTAGGGCAGCTGGTTGCCCAGCTTTACCCCCGGCATGCTCGGACTGTAGACCACGACTCCGGTCATTTCGTCCTTCACAGGCTCCTGCTTTGCGATCATGACGACGTTGAAACCTGACAGGTCGCGGAACGCCCTGATCAGCATCATCATCTTTTCGATAAGTTCCCCGTATGCCTGCCTAGGGTCTTTTACCTGCTTCTTTGCATTAGCCAGCACCACCTCACCGATTTCCGAAATCGAATCGATAAAGATTGTCTGGTAAGTCTGTCGTGCTTCGGCTGAACCTTCCAGCCAAGCATGCGCGTCGACCAAGTCCTGAATCGTGGCAATTTCCAGCATGGTTATGTCGTGGTGCCTGAGCGACAGCACCCCCGCTTCCGCAGACAGCATGAGCGGGTCGGGTGCCGTGCTCGCCAAAAACGTCTTGCCGGCGCCAGCCTTGCCATAGATCAGGCTCTTGATGCCGCGATCATTCGAGGCATTTTTTGTGGAGGTCAAGATCAGTCCCATGCTAATGTCCTCTGACCACAGGGGCACTTGTAGCGTATGGATTATTGACGGAACTGGGCGAGTAGGGGCTACCGTATGGGCCGTATTCGTTTTTAATACTTGTGGGACTGTATGGACTGCCGTAAGGCCCATAGGGGTTGCTCGTACTGTTGTAGTCATACGGATTGCTGGACAGGTTGCCAAGGTATTCGCCAGTGTTGGCGTCGTGCAGCGTTGGCGGGTCGGCTAATGCCGACAGGGAAAAAGTCAAGGCTGCTATTAACAGTAAGTGTTTCATGGTTGCGCTCCTTAGTTGGTTAATTTGAAAAGATTAATTAATGTTTTGCGTATTTTTTAAGCAGGTGCTTGTACTCGTCAGGCATATCACATTCCTCCAGATCATCAGGACATATCCCGAATACTTTAAGCGATAAACCTTCACGGTTCATCGGATTAAAGTCAGCTGGAAAAATGACAGTCACTGTCCCGTGCTCGTTGTAGGATATGATTTCACCCAGCTGCCCTGTGGTCAGCAGCCTGTACAGCCGGTTCGGTGGACGATGTTTAATCATGTCTAAGATAGCTGCCGGTCTTGCTGCCAGCCATTCGTCATACTCCGGGTCATTTGTCAGGTCGTAGAGAATAATTTGTCGTGCCCCTGTGGTTAATGTAAAAAAGTTGGTAAGAGTTCTGTCAGACCGATCAGGCTGAAGAACGCTATGACGAAAAGTACGCCCAGCGCTAACTGGGCAAGGACGGATGGCGACGGCATGGTCATTTTAGTACTGGCATTGACATTGGAGCTGACATTTCCCCCGTCGTCATCTTGACATATAGATAGACAGGTTCCCCATCATCGTTATCTTCATCTATGGTCCAAGTAATGTAATCTACATTGCCGTAGTCTAAGAAGCTAAAGCGTATCCGATCGCCGACGCGCGGCAGGTGCTCCATATATCGAATCGTGTGCATTTCTCCGTCTGCTAGTACATATACTTTAAACATGATTATTGCGCCCCCTCAACGCCAAAGAGTTCAAAAATGTGCCACACAAAGCCGCTACCGTCGAAGTAGGTGTGCACGTAGACGGCGTGTTTTGGTATGTCGTGCCCAGTGCCAAAGATTTCAAAGTGCCGCTTGATCTGTTTGGCGTATGGGTCGACCGTCACCCACATGGTCAGGTGACCATCCTGAAACTCCACCTTGATGATTTCCGCGCCCTTTGGCATGAGCAATTCTTTAGCCAGTTCATATTTCCATACTTGCATGTTATTTCTCCCCGTTATTAAAACTGTATTGTTCGTCAGTCAGATAGGGTCGCGGGTCTTGGTACTTATCCATGCGGCACCTTTGCTGCGGCAACAAGATTGTTGCGTTTCCCTTTGGTCGTTGTGTTTTGCATACCGGACATTCAACACCGTAAGCAGCACGAACCCGCTTCTTGTGGTCTTTCAGCTGCCTGAATACCTCGCCACATTCGCTCATGGCGGCTACTCCTTTGGCGCAACGAGTTCAACGGTTGGGGAAGCTGGCTTGATAGTCAGTGCCTGCGTGAAGATCAAGCTTGCGTCCTTGTTGCGCTTGACCAGATCACGGTACTGGGACAGCTTGAGAGTCGGCTTGCGCTCGATCAGCAGGTCGGGATTCTCGCCAAGTTCACGCAGCTTGACGTTGACGTGCTCCAGCATGGCTTCGTCTACCTTGTAGTCGAGCTTGTGGGTGCCCTTCAGTTTCCAGCCGTTACCCATTTCCAGCGTGTTGACGCCTTCGTCAGGCTTCGGGAAGAAGGTTTCCATGACCTGCTTGCGGAGTGTCATCTCGGCTTCGATGATCTTTTTTGCTTCGATTGTTTCTTTTTTGGCTTGCTCCCACTTGGCTAGCAGGAGAGTTTTTGAGAGTTCTGCGTTGGTAGTCATGATTCAGGTTCCCCGTTGTATGTGAATAAAGATTATATGTGTTTGTCGCGATTACCTGTCGACAAGTGCATTATACACAAAAAAGGATTGTGTGCAACTATTTTTTTAATTGATTTATTTATCAGTTAAAGTTATAGTGCGTCGACATTATACACATTGTTGTTTAATGTTTGACAGTTTATTTTATCTACTAACCACAGGGGTCTTATTATGGCTAGCAAGCCACCAGTTTTCAAAATGAAGTTAAAGAATGGTACGAGGTTTGATGAGTATGATCAGCCGGATTCGTTGATGTTGAGCGTTATGGGCATGCTGCGGGAGTACAACGTGTTCGAGGTGTTCGAGGCTACAGGGATACCCTACTTCTGGCTGAACAGTTTTGCCAATGGGAGGATACAGAATCCGTCTGTGAACAGGGTTCAGTATTTATATGAGTACCTGACCAAGACCAGACTGGTTACTGACTACCAAGTGTTAAAGAAAGCAGTGGTATTGGAATGATTGAAAATATACCGGATGAAATGAAAGCGTATCCGCAGTGGGTTGTATCGGGTACCGACAAGTTGCCGCGTAATCCAAGAACTGGGCGGGTGGCAAGTATTGTTGACCCAACCACATGGGGCACGTTCGAGGAAGCTGCTGGTAACGCGAAGTATCCGAACGTTGGCTTTGTGCTGACTGCGGAAGACCCGTACTGCATCATCGATCTTGATAACAAGCCGGATAACCCAGCGACGACTGAGCAGACTGACAGGCACGCAAAAATCATGCGAATGTTTGACAGCTATACGGAGAAGTCGGTAAGCGGGTTTGGCTATCACATTATCTTGAAGGGTTCAATACCCACAGGGGTGCACCAAGACAAGATCGAAATGTACTCGGAAGGCAGGTACATGATTTGCACTGGTGACTACGTGTACGACTTGCCAATCAGCGACAAGTATCAGGAGCAGCTGACGAAGTTGCATGCGGATATGGTCAAACAGCAGGCCAAGCGTGTAGAGCTGGTTGAGGTGGAGGAAACGGTTGATGACGACACGATCATGGGGTGGGCTGTCAATGCTACAAACAAGGACAACTTCAACAAGTTATTTGCTGGGGACTTCTCGGAGAAGGAAAGTCAATCTGAAGGGGACATGGCGCTAATGAGCATGTTTGCCCATTACTCCAAGTCTGATGAACAGGTCAGGCGGCTGTTCAGGGCAAGCGAGCTTGGCAAGCGGGATAAAGCTACGCGGAACGACAAGTACCTGAACCGGACATTAGCCGTAATACGAAGAAGGCAGGCGGCTGAAACGCCGGATATTGATTTTAGCCAGTTGCTGGCTAAAGGTATGGAACGTGCACATGCTGTTGAAAGTGCTGGTGTTGACGAAACCGATGACGAAGACGAGCACCTGTACAGTCCCGAAGAAGCAGAGGAGCTGGAGGTCAGCAGCTTGCCGGACTTGCCGGTGCCTGCTGGGTTGATCAAGGACATGGCGGATTACTTCTTTGCCACGGCGATCAGGCCGGTGCAGGAGATTGCACTGTCGGCAGCGATAGCCTTGGCTGCTGGCGTGTGCGGCAGGGCTTACAACATTTCTGAAAGCGGGCTTAACCAGTACATCATCTTGCTGGCAAAGACAGGTCGCGGCAAGGAGGGGGCGGCGTCAGGCATCAACAAGTTGATAACGGCAGTACGTCCGCAGCTGCCTCTGGTCGATACCGTGCTCGGCCCCGCTTCGTTCGCGTCAGGTCAGGCGCTGGTGAAGGCTTTGAGTGAGCAGCATTGTTTTGTTTCGGTACTCGGTGAGTTCGGTTTGACGTTGCAGCAGATATCTGACCAGCGGGCTAACACTACGCAGATATCACTGCGTAAGGAGTTGCTGGATTTGTTCAGCAAGTCGGGATGGAAACAATCGTTGCGGGCTTCTGTGTATGCTGACGCAACCAAGAATACCAAGGCTGTTCGGGCACCGTGCGTGTCTATCTTTGGTGAGTCTACGCCAGAAACTTTCTTTGAAGGGTTGGAAGCCAGCCACATTGCAGAGGGTTTGATACCACGGTTTTCGATTATTGAGTACGTTGGTGAGCGTCCTGAGCGTAACAGGAACGCAGGCATCGAACCAAGCAAGCGGCTGTGTGATGAGTTCTCCGAGCTTGTCGCTGCCAGCATGACTGCGGCGAGGAACAATGCGTGTACGCAGGTTGAGATGAGCGACGAAGCGCTGGAATTGCTGGATAGCTTTGATGCGAAGGTCGACGTGCTAATCAACAGCACCAAGGTGGACGTTGAGTTGCAGCTGTGGAACAGGGCGCACCTGAAGGCGTTGAAGTTTGCCGCTTTGTTTGCCGTGGCAAGGTCACCACACGAGCCGGTCGTGGACTTGGAGATGGCACAGTATGCGATCGCGTTCGTGGAGAGCGAGGTGCGGCGTGTGGCTGCGAGGTTCCAAAGTGGTGACGTTGGACGCGGTGACCACAAGCAGGCGGCTGACTTGAAGGCGACGATACTTGCATACCGCAAGTTAGACGCAACAAAGCGGGCAAGTTACCGCATACCTGACGATGTGTTTAACGCGGGATACATCACGCACAATTTTTTGAGTAAACGTACAACAGGATTGGCAAGTTTCAGACAAGACAGGTCAGGAGCCACAGTCAGTCTCAAAAAAATGATCGCATCGTTTATTGATTCTGGATTGTTAGTGCAGATTCCGAAACCTAAGCTTGAGAAACAGTTTGGTTTTCTAGGAATAGCTTACGGAGTAAATATCACAGCGCTTAAGGGTGCTTGATTCAGGTATTTTTTGAGTGGGTGTCAGGAGGTGAAAATGCTCCTGATGCTCTCCTTACAACTTAAGTGTTTGTTTTTATTTTAAAATACAGCAAAAAAAAGGGTTCTGATTCCTAACGCTAGATATACACGCGCAGAGACGTAATAAATAGACATATATACGCGGGGAGCTTTTTATAAAATATATATATATATATTTTATATATTAGGAATATATATATATATATATTAAGTTATTGTTTTATATAGATATTCTGCTCCTAATTTTTTGTTAGGATTTCTATTAGATTTGTAAAGACGGGGAGAAAATGGGATGGGTGGCAAGTTCAGCAGGTCGAAGGGTCAGCGGGGGGAGAGGGCGGTGATCGCGGTGTTACAGCCTGTGGTCAGTAAGGTGTATCAGGCGCACGGGGTGCATGAGTCTGATGTGCCGTTGCTGGAACGGAACCTGATGCAGGCTAACTGGGGAGGGCATGACATTGTCGGTACGGGTCTTGATTGGTTAGCGCTGGAGGTCAAGCACCAAGAGGTCTTGAGTGTGGGCAGCTGGTGGGAGCAGGCCAAGCTGCAGGCTGGGAATATTCGGGAGCCGGTGTTGATCTATCGGAGGAACAGGGTGAAGTGGCGGGTGGTAATGTTTACTTGGATGCACGTAGAGGACTTGATGGCACTGCCGGTAGTGTCAGACATATCGCTGGAGGATTTTCTGGTTTACTTTGAGGCTAGGCTGCGGGCTGAAGTTGCGAGTGAACTGACCACAGTGTTGCGCGATCGCATGGCGTCGGTAAAGTGATGCCCCCTGTGGTTAGTTGACTGACCACACGGTTGGGGGTAGCTTAACGGTTTTACCTACAGGGAGTTGGTTATGAGCAGATGGGCACCGAAAAGATTTGGCAGCAACAAGCCGGTCACGGCACCGACGATTGTGCAGGAGTTGAACTACAACAGGTGGAGGCTGAATGGTCAGCTGGCCCGCGTGATCGCGTTGCTGGCGCATACGATTGAGGCGCATGAAGACATGCCGCGTAAGCCATTTGATGCGGCGATTGCCGCGATTGAGGCACAGCAGCGGAAGTATCACGATGAGTACATGCTCAAGAGGGGCGTGGAGTTGGCTAAGCTGGGCAAGGTGCCGGACAAGGCCAAGCTCAGGGGGGAGAAGAAGCTGGACGAGAATGGCAGGCCAATACAGTGGCAGAAGGTGGGGAGTGCGGCTGACTTGACCAAGGTGGTGAAAGGCGGGGTTAAAAGTGTGGCAAAGGTCAGGGGTGGGAATAGGGGTACGGCTTGATTTGAGGGGGGTAGGTTGCGTTTGTTTCGTGGTCAGGCTATGTTGGTAGCTTGCAGGTAGAACAAATGTACCTACAGTTGATTGTTGAGTTGGTTATTGATGGGTCGGTTTACTGACCACAGGGTTCTAGGTTTTTTGATTGGGTTTTGATTGATATTAGGTTTTGATTGAGAGGGGGTGGTCATCATGGTTGCAGGCGCTGGGTTTGGTAGAGTT